ACATAGCGATTGGCTTCTTTTGCAAGAATTTGCTTTGGATAAACTCTGCCATTCTTGTTCTTTTGTTCAGCCTGCATGAAAACACCTTCGATGAAAAATTGCTTTTCACCGTCTTTGTTTTCAGTTAAATATGCTACTTCTTCTACTGTTTCTGTAATTAATTTCATTCTTCGCCTTCTTCGCAACCTTCTTCATCCTCATCCTCTTCTTCATCATCCATATCTTCATCTTCTTCATTATCTTTATTTTTGTTACCTTGTACATTTACATCTTCACCTTCTTCATACCATTTACCATCACCGTCACTATCTTGCCAACGAGGTTCTTTTTCTTCGTTAAAGGTTTCTTTAGCGACACGAATATATTCTTCAGCTAATCTTTGTCCTAGTTTTACTACTAGATCTTCTGAAATTAACTTTTTAGCAGTTACAGCATTTTCGTCTAAAATAGAATGAATTATTTTTTTAGCTTTCATGGTTTTCCTTATGTTATTTATATTTTTAAAAGTTTATTCTAATGACTGTTGTTCTTGGGCCAATTGCATTTGTCTCAATTCTTCTTCTTGTCTCTTTTGGATATCTATTTGCATTTCTCTATCCAAAACACTTATTTCTTCCTCTGTTTGCTTTAGAATATTGCGTCTAATATAATTTGAAGAATAATATTTACCTATCATTGGTTCCATGGTCATAGCTAATTCCATTCTGGCAGATAGGATTTCAGCGTCTTTTAAATCATTAAAATAGGAATCTCTATTAAAAACAAAATTAATATTTTGGTTTATTTCTTCCCAATCAGATTCCGTTATAATACCTTTCAGTATTAATTGGACTCTTAAAAGCTGTAAGAACATTGAAGAGAATTTATGTCTCAATCTTTCAATAAATTTATAGAATTTGACCTCATCTCGCGTAATTTCAGCCGATCTTCCAAGATTAAATCCGTTTTCTCCAACCAGACGAGAAGGAGGAATATTCAAAGCATAGTAAAGTTTTCTCTTGAAATACTCTACATCTGTTAGTTCTCCAAGATTCTGTCCCCCATCTAGGGTTGAGATTTCAGTTCCTCTACCACCTTCGCGGCGAGGTAACCAATAATCTTCAAGCATCGCCATTTGGTTTCTATCGTCTTTTACTTCACCAGTTGTCTGGTTGTAAATCATACGATTACGATACTTATTCATAAGCTCACGGACATATTGTTCGGCTTTTTGCTTTGGTAAATTACCGACATCGATATAGAAGATACGACGCTCAGGAGCGCGAGAAATACGATAAACTACAATCGCATCTTCAATCTGGCGTAACATATTTAACGGTCTAATAGCCTTGTGGAGATAACCAACAACTCTTTTGGTATTCATATCCACCATGCCAGAATGAACAAAACAAATTGAATCCGGAGAAATCTTTAAACCAGAGGTTGGTGTACCGATTACTGAATTTTTATCAGTATTTGTATATACGAAAAATTCTTCAACATCTTTAATTAAAGATAAATTATTTCCATCTTGTCTTGTGTTTTTCGTTTTTACTTTTCTTACCTTTTTAACTTTTGTAGAATCTAAAGGTATTAATTGTTTTATTCCACCTGATGGATCTTCTGAATTTATAGAAATATAATAATAAAGTTTTGAATCTACATACCATCGTCTGAAGATTTCATATCCTTTATCTTGAAAATCTAGTAATTTTAAAATTTCGTCAAATTCGCTATAAATTTTACTTTTAATATTATCAGAATAATTTATCTTTGCTAAATCTAATTTTATTGGTTTTCTATCATTTCCCATTACTACAGATTCATTAGTAATTTCATCTATAGCAGTATCTACTTCTGGAAATAATGACATTGCTCTATACTGAGAAATACTTGCATTTTCATCTTTCATCGATCCCATGAAATCGACAAAAGTGCCATAAACTCCAGCTCCTTCTACAGTATATGCACCATCAAATTCTTCTGGAGGAGTAAATGTTTGAAGTGCTTCTTGCTCTTCTTTATTGTCTCTGCTTAGTTTAAATCCAAATAATTTTATTTCCATAATATATAAATCTCCGTATTATGTAGTTGGCGAAGTAGGATTTGTTCCTGTTAAAGGATCTGTTGATACACCAACAGTACCAACATCATCTTCATATTTTACATATCTAAAGCAGAATGTAACATCAAATTCTGTATATTGATCTCTAGCTTGCATTTCCATATCAAGTTTGGAAATACTCTGAGGCCAGCAATCAAATAATGTAGCTCTTTTTAACACTCTTGAATCATTTAAATCTAGTTGTTCTACGATTATATTTAAAACTAATTCTTCAAATGACGAATATGCAGGATCTGTAACATTTTTAGTATGTTTATTGATCGCATTATTCCATCTATACAATTCATACCATAAACTTTGTAGAAATGTACTAGGTTTTTTTAAGTCATCTAAAACTGTTATATTCCATAAATTTGTAACTTCACCGTAGATTCTATCTCCAGGATAATAAATTTTTCTACCCTGATAATCAATTGGATTAGCTGTTATAATTGAAGCTGGAAGTGATGTTGCAGAAATATGAAAAGAATCAAATCTAACAAAATCATTTACACCAGATCTAACTCTATATCTGTTTCTTCTCGTACCACCGGAAAAATTTCTTTTAAAATTTGATATCGACATTTTAAATTTATTGTCCTTCGTGATCAGTATATTCAACATATCTAAAACAGAATGTAACTTCAAACTGGGAATATTGATCTCTTGCCTGCATTTCCATATCAACTTTTGAAATGCTTTGAGGCCAGCAATATCTTAATTTTGCAGTTTTTAAATCTAAAGAATCATTTAAATCAAATTGAGTAACTGTTAAACTACAAAGATATTTTGTTTCTATCTCACCACTTGAAGTATTTGTGGTATGACCATTTATATTTTTATTCCATGTATGAAGTTGTTTCCACAAAGAAGAAGATCCTGCGCTTCCATCTATATCATCTAAAATTGTTATTGTCCAAAGATTAGATCCCTCTCCATAGATTCTATCTCCAGGATAATAAATTTTTCTACCCTGATAATCAATTGGATTAGCTGTTATGATTGACGCTGGAAGTGATGCAGAAACTACATGGTATGGTGAAAAATTAGCCAAAATATTTGAATTACCTTCTACTATAGCTGGGCTAACTTTAAATCTATTTCGGCGTGTACCGCCATCAAAATTTGCTTTAAAATTTGATATTGACATTTAATTTCCTTTTAAGCACTTGGATTTGAACTAAATCCACCACCACCAGGTTCTACTTCAATTCCTTGAATTTCGATGTAATTATAAAGCATTCTAACAGTAAATGAGTTGAATGCACTAGAATCCATTTGGAAGCTAAGTGGACTTACAAAGGTAGGCCAACATTCTCTTAATCTAATTGCCTTTTCCACACCACCGTCTAATCTTAGTTGATAAACATACCAACTATCACTAATAATATTAGAAAAACTATCGCTATCTGCTTGATGTTCGTTATCTGCTTGTTTATTAAATAATTCTGTCCATGCTTGAAATCTTGCATATAGACCACCTGAAATATCATCTAATACAGTGATATCCCATGGTTCATAAATTCTGTCTCCAACATATGGAATTTTTCTTCCTCTATAAGGAAAGTCAACTATACCAAGAGTTGAATTTGGAAGACTTGTAGAAAGAACATGAAATTTTAACTTTTGAGCTTCAGATAAAGTAGTAGAAGAAGATGTTGGTAGAACTCCATTTACGACAAATCTATTTTTTCTAAGACCGCCTTTAAATCCGCTTATGAAGTTTGAAATTGAATTTTGTCCAGCCATTTTTACCTCTATTTATGTATTAAAATTTAAATTTATAATAGTTTCTCCCTGTATTGGAGTAAATGCTATATCAACTATAAATTGTTTAGCAGATATAACTTCTTCGGTATTATTTGTAGAATCGCAAATCACATAATAATAAGAAACTCCATTTTTAGTTTTTATTTCTTCCATAATATTATTCATTTTAGATAAAATAAAAGATCTTAATTCTGGTTTATTTGCGTCAAAAATATATCGATTTATAATACTTTGACCTTTTCTTGATATAAAAGATACTAAATTAGTAAAAGTAACACTCCGTTTTTCTGAAATAACATTTGCATATTCACCAGAAAAATCACTGGATAGATAATATTCGTTATTATATTTAAGTATAGTATTAATGCCTCTTGAATGTGCTATACCTATTTCTGAATTTGAAGAAAGACTAACATCACTTGGTGTTTTTGGTAAAAAATCTTCTGATGTAAATATTTTAGGAAGATTTATAGTAGTAAAGTTTTGATTTAAAACCTTACCATTTGTTAAATTTGCAGGATTTAACCAGGCATTTGTTGAATATAACCTAGAAAATATTCCTGATATATCTGATAAAACTGATATTAAAACATATGGATTATTAGAATATTCTTCATCGTTAGTTATATTTTCATCAGAAAAATATCTTTTTATTCTTTTTACGCCACAAACATTAAAAGTCATTTGATTAAAATCTTCGCTATTAACTTCTGATCTTAGATAAAAATCAGAAAATTTTAAATTTATATCACTAAGATTAGTATCAATATAATAATATTTTTCTGGTGTTCTAAACGTAGCTGCATCAATACTAGTGTTTAGCAATAAAGGTATTTTTATTTTTGCAACTTCATTTTTAAAATTCGAAGATATACTAGTCTTTAGAGGATCATATGTTAAAAATACTAAATTGAATGCACTTAACGCTTCATACACATTATTTTCGGTACTAGCATTTATCAAAACTAAATTATAATTATAATGCAAAGAATCTAAAATATAATTAAAATAAAAATCTATTTTTCTTATATCTGTTTCATTTGCTGAATATTTTAATTTATTAAGATATGTTATAAATAAATCTTGACTTGTTATTTCTGAATCTATTTGAGTAAAATCTGATTTTTGAATATCAGAAATAAACTCCGAAATATCAGTATATTTTTTATATGAGTCCGTTATTTTTAAAACATCGAACAATAAAGAATCATAGATGATGAAACCAACATCTATGTTCTTTTTTTGTTCTATGTTCTTTATTGTGAAGTTAAGGGGCATTATGCCTGATTAACTGCAAATCTGAATGTAACAGTTTCAATAGCGTAATATGGCTTAAATGTTACATCAAGAACTAGTTGTCTTGAATTAATTATTGATTCTGTGTTATTAGATTCGTCACAAATTATTGTGTAATTAGAAACACCATTACCAATTCTAATTCTCTCCATTACAGAAGAAACAGAAGAAACAAGTCTTGATCTAGTTTCTGCATTGTTAATTTCAAACAAAACACTTTCTAGTAAAGGCTTGATCGATCTCTTAATATTAACCAAGAGTCTTGAAATATTTAAATACATTCTATCGGTATCAGTAGTTTCTGCTGTGGCATTACCCATTAAGTAAACCCCATCATTACCGTATACTCCGATGAATGAATTGATTCCGTAAGTATTATTCAAAGTTTCTACATCAGTGGAACCAAATTTAGGAGTAATATCTTTCAAGTTCTGAACTTGACCTCTCTGAACCCCAGCAGGAGCAATCCACGGATGGAATGCAGCATCAGTTCTAGCCATTAATCCGGCAGCATCAGATGTCATTAGAATATCAACTGTTCCTGTTGCAGTTCCATACAATCTATCAATTTTCTTTCTTCCGATTACGCTGAAGAATAAATCATCATAAGTAGTAACGCCAGCTATTCCTGTTATTCCAGCATAATCATAAATTGCCATTGAATGGCTTGGATATACTCCTGCTGATCCAGAGTGGTATTCAAATGATGATCCGATAACTCCAACGCAATCTTTGCGTAATGCAATTACACGAATTACATCATCAAATTTATCATTTCTTTGGCAGAAAACTGAGTCTAGATTTAAATTTGTATTGTTTAATTGAGTTGCACCAGTAGCAGCTACTAAAATTCCTCCATACTGGAGATAATTAATCATAGAGTGCAATTCTTTATCAAGATCGGTATTTCCGCTAAATCCTGCGCCAGTTCCAGCAAAACCAGAAGAAGTACCAGCTAATACAGAAGCATCAAATATACCTAAAATAGAATTAACATCATTAAAAATTTTATATTCTGGTACAGGACTATCATTTGCTGTTAGTTTAGAATATAAAGAAGCCCCAGCTAAAAATCCAGCTAAATGCTCTGAAGATTCTGCTTGAACACCTAATTGAATATTTGCTGCTGTTTGAAAAATATTAATTGTTGGCATATTTGTTTATTCCTCTGTAAACCAAAGAGCATTATCTTCTTTAAATGTATTCTCTAGATCAAATTCTTTAGAACCCATAAAAAAAGTCGTATTCTCTTCCTCTTCTTTCTCTGTGGTATTTATAATTTTCTTTTTTTGTATGTCTATGATCTCTTCGAAATATCCTTGACGGGTAAGCCATCCAAATAAGACCAAACACATAACCAAATCGTCCGTATAGCCATCATCCGCACAAAATGTTTGATGCTTGGAAATAAATGTCATCAATTCTTGAATGATGTCATAATCTCTAACAAGCAGTTTATCTTGCTCAATTAGAGTTTTTAA